AGTTAGTTCGTACATTAACTGATGGTATAGAAGATTTAATGTCGAAAGAACTTGAAATGAAAGATTTAGCTCTTTGTGAAGATACTCTTAAACAGATTATTAAAATTGCTAATGAAATTCCTGCACGAGTTGAAAGTCTTACTGAGCTTAATGATAAGTGGGATAAGATTGAAAAAGGTGTAACGTCAATTCGTGGTGGAGCTGAATACAGAGATAGCTATGACGGAACAAATGATAGAGCATCTAACGCTCCTAACGAAACAGAAACATTATCGTAAAGACAATCGTTATGGTTATGAAACTGGTCGAAGTCCGTTTATAGATTACATACTTGAAGATAAAGAAAGTTATAAACCTTTATCTTCAAGTATTTGTCGTTTTACTGGTAAACCTTGGATTGACAGAGATAACGATTTTCTTATAGGTGAAAGTGGTGGTGTACTTATGAAGATAGACTTTATCTTTGTAGGTACTGAAATATTTAGTCGTGTTGCAGACTTTTATGAAAAACATGGATGTTATTGTCTTGAACCAGATGATAGTCCTAATGTCGTAAAGTTTTGGCAACGTGAAATGGATAGACGAGTTAAAGGTGTTCAAGCATATTGTAAATTATACATTAAAGATATTCCTGCTTATTTAGCAGCCAAATCTGATGCTGAACGTAAGGCTTTACTTCATAAAGTTCGTATAACTGGCGACCATTATAATTATCTTAATTATGGTCGTATCGAACGTGCTCCTAATGAAAAGGAACGTAAACAGTTAGATAAAGAGGGAAGATTTAAGGTTAATACTGTTGAAGGCTTTCCTCGATTTTGGGATGGAGATTATTGGAACTTTAAGATTGACGAGCTGATTGCTAACAATAGTTGTAACTTATGTAAGGCAAAAGCTCGTCGTAAAGGTTTTTCATATAAACGTGGTAGTCAAGCAGCTAATACTATTAACGCAAATAAGAATGTAACTGTTACACTTGCTGCCGACCAAATGGATTATTTAACTGAGAAAGGTGCTACATCTTATATGGTTAAAGTTAATCTTGATTGGTATGAAGATAAAACTTATTGGCGAAGAGGTTATTTAAGTGAGAACTTTGATAAAGGTATTGAACTTGGATATAAGAAATCAAAAGAAGGTCAAAAGGCTTTCGGATTTCGTAGTAAACTTTTAAGTGTTGCTATTGGTAAAAATGAAAGTGCTGCAGTAGGTAAGAAAGCTATTGAAACTGATTTTGAGGAAGCAGGTAAATGTCCTAATCTTCAAAAGGCATTAGATGTTATGATGTCTAATAGTGAATCAGGTGCAATGCGAATTGGTACTATTCGTGTATATGGTACGGGTGGTACAAAAGGTGCTAACTGGGAAGCTTTCAGTAATTGTTTTTATAATCCCGGAAAGAATGATATGCTTCCTATGGAAAATATCTGGGATGCTAATAGTAGACATGCTGTTTGTGGTTTCTTTTTTCCGCAGATATGGGATTATGAACCTTTTATAGAAGATGGTAATTCTTTACTGTTTGCTTCTTGGAAGGATGATTATGACAAGAAACGTGGTGCAGAAAAAGAGAAAGATGCTGGTGAATATAATATTTATGTAGGTCAACGTGCTAACAGTCCTAATGAGGCATTTACGAACACACAAGAGAACATTTTTCACAGTCCGGAACTTACTAATCATATTAACGCTATTAAATATGATAAGTCTAATCATTTTTATGAAGATGGTTGGTATATACTTGATGATGGACGTGTTAGATTTGTTACTAAACAGGAATGTATTGAACGAGCTATATTTGGTTCCGATAGATTCCATGAGTATATAACTGATGTACCTCACAATTCAAAGACTGATGTTCATGGTTGTATAAGAGAGTTTTATTCTCCTATTCCGAATGATGGTAGTCTTTATTTTATTTCTTATGACCCATATCGTGTAGATAAAAATAAAGAAGAAGTTAGTACAAAAAATTCACTTGCAAGTTTTCAAGTATGGATGCGTACTAACAGCAAAACTCCTTACATGGGTAAACGACTTGTTGCTTCTTATTGTGGTCGTCTTGATACTATGGAAGCTGTCGATAAACTTGTTCTTTATGCTTGTTTACGTTGGAATTGTAAAGTTCTTTATGAGGCTGGTACTGGTGAACTTGTTACTAATTTCAAGAAATGGGGTTATAGAGATAAGTTACTAAAAGACCCAAGTAGTTATATCAATCGTAGTGTTGATGGCCCTCGTATTACTGGTTATGGTATTGTCATTGGTGATGGCGATATTAAGTTAGAAGGTATGCGCATGGTGCGGGATTTCTTATACGAAATTGTCGGAAAAACGTCCGACGATACACCAATATATAGATTTAATCAAATTTATGATATAAGTTTCTTATTAGAGTTGGATAGATTTATATTTGGGCGTAATGCAGACCGATTAAGTTCGGCTATCGTTGCAATGTTTGAATTTCGTAAAGATTCCCTTTTACTTGAACGAGAAGCTAATTCGAAAAGTAAAACTAATAACACTGGTCGTAAAGTTAATAGATTATTAAAATGAATGAACGTGATTTAAAAGCAACTCCACTTGTTATGCCTGACCAGCGTGCAAGTACTGCTACAAAACAAACAAAGGCTTGGTACATTCCTAATTGTAATTATTGGATTAATCTTGCTATTGGTCAGAATGATAAAACTGTTACGCAAAAATTTCTTGATGCTGCTAATGGTTTAGTAGACCCTAAGACTTATGAATATGTTCTTCGGAATTATATTGATAAGGTTGGTGAGAAAGCTGTAATGTATGGTGAGATACGTGATGTAGATTTTCTTACTCCTATTAAAGAACGATATATGGGAGAATTTATTAATATGTTCTCTAATTATCAAGTATTTAATAATGACCCTTCTGTAACTCTTGCTCGCAATAAAGTTCTTGCTGATAAAGTAATGGCTTATTGTAATCAAGAAATTATTAATCGTCTTAATGAAGCAGGATTTAATACTGGTCAAAAGACAATTAAACAAGGTGAACTTAATGATATTATTGAGGAAGTTCTTAACGATTGGATTGATGATGTAACTATTACAACTCAAAAGCGTCTTGAACTTATTAATACTATCGTTGAAGCGAAAGACAAGTATCAACAATGTTATTTCTATTGGTGGGCTTGTGAAGAGGTTTATACTTATCGAGAAGTTTATAAAGGTGATGTTTATCTTCAAGTAATATCTCCTCTCGAATATTATCGTATTGAAAGTGGTCAACGATATATCGAAGATGATGATGCAGGAGTTCGTGTTTATCGAATGACTATTCCACAAATCATTGATAGATTTCGTGATGAACTTACAGATGCAGAAATGAATTATCTTAAAGATATTTATACTGTATCTCCTAAATATGATGCTCCTGATGGCATAGTTCAAATCTTCAATAAAACAGATTTTGCTGAACGTAAAGCTATCTTACATACTAACGCAGAAGCACTTCGTAGTGAAGCTCGATTGTATGGTAAAGAAATTGATATTTATCATTATGTTTGGAAAACTGAAATTAAACAAGGTATTCTTAAACATCGAGATTTATTAGGAAATATCGTTGAAAGTGTTGTAGACGAAGATTATGAATTTGATGCTTCTGCTGGTGATATTGAAATTGAATGGGAATGGATAAATCAAGTTTGGGAAGGTTGGCGTATAGGTGGCTGTCATAGTGGTATTTATATTAAGCCACGACCTATCGAAGTTCAACGTGAAAGGTTTAACAATTATAGTGATTGTAAATTACCTTATAATGGTATTGTAGGTTTACATAAAGATAATCTTCGTAATCCTATTCCTTTCCGTGTTTTACCTTATCTTGCTCTTTATCGTATTTATACTTTACAACAAGAACGTGCGGTAGCTAAGTTTAAGTCTTGGTTATTATTCCCTGAAAGTATTCTCGCTGATAGTAGTGATATGACTACCGAGGAACGTCTTGCTGTTGCTAATAAAGATAGTTTCTTACCATTTGATGATTCTGATGCACAACCTAATGCTTTACAATCTATTCGAGAAGTAGCTACAAGTGCTATTACGAATTATATTCAAATGCTTGATAATCTTAAACAAGGTTTGAAAGCAGAAGCTTGGGAAGCAGCTAATATGAATAATGCTCGCTTTGGTGATGCTAAAGATTATGCAGGTAAGGCTGTTAATGAATCGAATTATTTTCAAGCAATGACCGGAAGTGTTTGGAGTCTTGAATGTTTTAATCTCTTCCGTGAACGTGATTATGTTGCAAATATTGATTACAGTAAGTTTGCTTGGATTGATGGTAAACGAGGTTCTTATGTAGACCCGACAACTAATAAAGTTGTTGTAGTTGATATTGATGGTTCTTCTGATTTCTCTGGTAATATTGGAATTTATATTCGTAATAATGCCGATGTTCAGAATAAGCTGAACATGATGAAAGAACTTGCATTTAGTGCAGGTCAGAATGACCAACTGGAAGTTGCTATTGAAGCTATTGAAAATAATAATATTACTTCTATTGCTAAGAATATTAAGAAAGCTATTCAAGCTCGTCGAGATTATGAACTTCAAATGCAACAAGTTCAACAACAAGCTCAAGCAGAAGTTGAACAAATTGTTAGTCAGCGTGAAGCAGCTAAACAAGAATTTGAAGCTCAACAAAATGCTCTTGATAGAGAACATGATGTTAATCTTGAGATTCTTAAACAAGAAGGTGAAAAAGAGATTTGGAATATGCGACTTAAAGTCGATACCAATGGAAATGGTAATATAGATAAAGATGAAGCTATGGCTGCTCAATCTGGTTACACTGCTTCTGATGTTAATAGAATAAAGTTACAAAAAGAATTAAAGCAATGATGACCGAGAATTATCGACGGCGAGCAAGAGAACCTGCAAGATAATACTACTATAATTATTGATAATATATTAT